TAGGCTTAACCATTATAGGGTTAGTGGGTATAGTAATAGTACAAATGGTGATTGTATCTAAAGATAAGAGAGAATTGGAAAAGCTACTCAAGGCAAGAAGTCTACAGGAGTTTGCACAGTATGTGCCACAAGAAGAAGAGGAAGAAGAAGAAGAAGGTGACGGATTTGTGCCTATAGAACAGATGGGGGAGTATATGAACAAAGAAGAGTAAGGGAACAAGTGGGGGTTAATTGGGGTTAGGGGTCAATAATATTGGTAGAACACACTATGAAAAGTAGAGCCCAAGTTAATCAGGAGGGGGAGAAGAAAGAGAAGTATGATAAAACATACTGGTTGGAATACACCAAAGAGAAGTTTGAAGAGAGTAAAAACTGGAGAGGTACTAATGTAGAGTTACAATGGTTTGTAAACTATATGTATTATATGGGCTTTCAAAACCTCAAGTACGATCCAAAGACAGCCAATTTCGTTAAAGACTCTAAGAACCCACTTACATTCTATGTGAATTATACCTATATGATATTAAGGGCAGTTAGGAATGCTGTAATGAGAACACAGCCTACTTGGGATGTTGATGCTTTGCCTTACGGAGAGCTAGAGACTAGCGAGAGCCATATGCTTGGTGAGTATCTAGGATTTGAATATGATAAGCTAAGTATTGAAGATAAGACTAATAAGGTTGTATTGTATGGTTTGCTCTATGGTTTAGGCATATACCAGTACGGATACGATGCTGAGGCTGATAAGGGGGAAGGTAATGTGTGGGTTGAGACACTAGACCCGTTTGATACTTATATAGACCCTTACGCAACTGACGCTAAAGACGCTAGGTATGTGGTTAAGGTACTCAGTAAACCAGTTGATATACTCAAGAAGAATCCTAATTACGATAAGAAGTCCTTAGAAGACTTGGCATCTACAGAGAAGATGAGTGAGAGTGATTACAAGGATATGATAGTCAATAACCTACACGATGCAGGGTATGTGAAAGGTAATGTACTGATCCACGAAACGTGGTGTATGACAGAAGAGGGTGTAAGAGTAATAACAACCTGTAATAACGAGATACTAAGAAACGAAATAACAGGCTTTAAGACTCTACCATTTGTGTTTTACAAACCAGATATAAACCTAAGTACTATTTATGGTGAAGGCTGGGCTAAGAACATAGTCAATATAAACAAGGCTCTTAATTACTTAGAAACTAGCAGACTAGAGTACAACATATTGTTCAACAAGGGTAAGATACTAGCTCCTAAAGGTGCTGGGATCAAGAACATAACTAATCAGAGCGGACAGATAATACAGTATAAATCAGGATTTAAGCCTGAGATTATGGATATGAAGCCACAGGGTAGTGACGTTGAGAGACAGATTACTTCACTCGGTGGATATATGCAACAGATAGGTGCAGCTAACGAGGCTTTCCTAGGACAGACACCAACAGGAGTCAAGAGTGGAATAGCTATTGAAACACTTGTAGCTAATAACTATGTGAACTTATCAGACCTAATAAACAATCTAGCTAATGCTATGGAGGATCTAGGAGATGCTATATTAGATATGGGTTATAAGTATCAGCAACTAATGAAGCCATTTAGAACAGATAGTGGAGATATGCTAGGCGTTATAAGTGGAGAGGCTGGAGTAAGTACAGACTCATTTGAGTTCCCAGTTGTGCAAATACCAAAGAATCCAGAAGTGAAAGTGAGAATAACCAGTGGAACAGCTCATACCAAAGAAGGTAAGAGAGAAATGATGCAGAATTTACGAGCTATGGGTGCAATAAGTAATAGGACTTTACTAGAGGCTTATGATATAGACCCAGAAGAAGAGGAGCTTAGGCAGCAAAAGGAAATGGCTGCTATGCAACCACAGTCACAGGAAATGGATCCTAACGCACCACTACCAGAAGGAATGGAAATAGAAATACAAGGATAGAGTACTATGGGGATATAGTATGGTAAAATATAGTAGTATGCAGTAGGCAGCTGGCGATTAAACCCCTTGCCAGTTGCTTAGTGTATATTATTACACGCTCTTTATAACTAAATTTTTATCCCGTACGACACAGAAGTCGTTAAAATGTGGGAAACTTTCAATGGGTGAAGAAGTAAAAGCCGCAACGACATCGGATGCTTCCGTTACTGATTCGGCAACAGTAGAAACAAGCACTGTAGATAATTCTAGTGAAACGTCAGAGAAGACGGAAATCTCTCAAGAAGGACAACAGGATGGTCAAGCTAAGGACGATAGCCAACCTCGTGAAGAGGAGGGTCAATCAGTTCCGAAGGCAAGATTAGACGAGGTAATCAAGGAACGTAATGAACTGCGTGAATTGAAAACCAAAGTCGAGGCTGATAAGTTGGAGCAGGACAGGATGAAGTCTATGACCCCAGAGCAGCAGGTTCAAAGTGAACAGGCTCAAACAGCTCAGAAGGCGTTAAAGAAACTAGGGTTTATGACGCAAGACGATTTTAGTCAGGCTCAAAAGCAAGAGCAGGCTAAGACTATGTTTATATCAGAAATGAATAGACTAGAAGGTGAGCACGATGGGAAAGACGGAAAACCTAAATTCGTACCAACGGAAATAGCAGAATTTATGGACGAGCAGATGGCGAAAGGACAGCAAATAACTGATCCTGAAACAGCCTATAAGCTCAAATATTTTGACGCTATAGTCGATGCTAGAGCCAAGTCTCAGAAGAGTACGGCTTATGCAGAGAAGCAGTCAGGTGGTGTACAAGAAGTAAATGACACAAGAAGTGCAGAATTAGAAGCTGCAAGTAAATCTGGTGATATATCAGGGTTCTTGAAGAAGTACGCAGGTATGCCAAAGAACAATTAGGGGTGGGGTTCTTAAAATTAGTAAAACAGTGAAATGGCAGCATATTCAACATATCACGCAGATACTGACAAAGAAGATCTAACCGATGTTTTAACAAAGATTGGTCAGATGGACACTCCAGTATTTTCTGGAATCAAGAAGGTATCAGCGTCAAACACCTATCACGAGTGGAGCACATATGATTATTCAGCCGCAGCTACTAACGCACAAATTGAAGGTGCAACATATAGCTACAGCATATTATCAACTCCAGATCGAGATGGAAACTATTCTCAGATATTTAGGAAATTATTCCAAGTATCTAACACTCAGCAGGCAGTTAATCCTGCAGGGATGGAGAATGAATACTCATTTAGAGTAGAAGTTGCTCTAAAAGAAATTGGAAGAGACATAGAGAACGCTCTTGTCAATGGAACAGCCAACTCAGGTGCATCAGGAACAGGCAGACGACTTAAAGGTATAAGTGCATTTATAACCGATAATATCGTAACAGCCGCAGGTGCAACAGCAACAGGAGCCGCTCTAACAGAGGCAGGACTCAACGAGCTTCTACAAGACATATATTCAGATGGAGGACATCCAGACTGGCTATTGTGTTCTTATAGACAGCAAAGAGCTATTGCAGAGTTAGCTAGTGCAGACAGGGTCTACAATGATGACAATACTAAATTCACATCAAAAGTTACTCTTTATCAGTCCCCATTTGGGATGTTAAGAGTTGATGGTGATAGTGTGGTAACCGAGAGTGTTATCCTAGCATTGAGCAAAAATACGTGGGCAGTCGCACAACTGAGACCAGTCAGCAAGATAGATACACCAGCCACAGCAGACGCTAAAAACGGAGTTGTACACGGTGAATTGACACTTGAGGGAAGGTCAGACAAGTACAATGGTAAGATGACAGGACTTTACAGTTCTTAATCTTAATTGTATAGGGTAGTGGGTTACACAGAGGGAGAGCAATCTCCCTTTTGTGTTATAATATATCTATGATAGTAGACCCAAGTGGGAACGAAATAAAGAAGAAGTTAGATAGGGAAGAAGTTATTAAAAGGCTTGAGAAACTTAGACCTAAAACTCAAGAAGAGCATAAGTTACTGGTTAAAAAGATAGCTGAATCCTTAGAGTTTAATCGTAGGAAGAAAGTGAATAAGGGTATAGATAGTGGGTTTGGTGGTGTGTTTAAAGAGAATGCAGACAGAAGGTTACATAATGACGGGTATAGTAAGGACAGAGACTTGAGAATGATAGCCCAGATACCAAGAGAATTGGATTATGTAGCAAGAGAAATGTATGGCGAAGATTATTACAAGGATCCAAAGGTAGTTAAAAAGCTACTCGTTGATGACGAAGTAGGCAGAATGTGTTTAACTGTAGATCCTAAAACTATATAAATTGAGGGGTTTTCCCAATGAAGAAGCGACCTTTGAGTATATTGTACTTACCTGTAGATGACGGTGGGTGTGGTTGGTATCGTGTTAGACAGTGGAACGAGTGTTTCCAGCATATGGACAATGTTGATAGCTATATTATGACTGGTAAGGAAGAAGATCCTTTGAAACTTATTGAAGAGGCTGATATCGTTGTAGCTAGATTGCAAGATTATCCCTATGTTAAAGAAATTAAGTGTAATATTGACCCACTAAAGCCAATAGTATTTGACCACGATGATAATACTATGGAGATTTTACCTACAAGTGAACACTATAGGGCATTTGGTACTCAAGATGCTTATGCGAAGGTTAAGGGTGAGTTGAAACCAGTATGGATTACAGGCGTTACAGAGGGCTTTAATAGGTATAAGAACCTTGCAGGTCAGATGAATATGCTTTATTTAGTAGGTTGTGCTGATCTAATTACTACTCCAGTACCACATCTCACTCAATACTATATGCAATACGCTAGTCAGGAGTGTAAGGGGGCTGTTGTACCCAATAGTCTCAACTTTAATATGTACCCAGAGGGCAAATTCACACCAAAAGATAAGAAAAAGAAGGAAATTAGACTCGGTTGGCAAGGTGGAGTGAGTCATTTGGGAGATTGGCAGGAAATTAGCAAAGAGTTTACCGAAGTGCTAGAGAAATACCCAGAAGTTACAGTACATATTATGGGCTCGTATTATAAGAATCAGTTTAAAGGGTTCAAAGACAGAATCACCTACTACCCTTGGGCTCCTTTCAAGGGATTTACCTATAGATTAAAGACTATAGGATTTGATGGTGTTATTATTCCACTAGAAAACAAGCCTTTTAACGAATATAAGAGTGAGGTTAAGTTTACAGAGTTTAGTCAATTAGGGATTCCGTGTTTAGTTAAAGATATGCTACCTTATAGTGAAGTATGTAGGGGTGGGAAGAATTGTTATTCGTATAAGACTGGGGAAGATTTTAAGGTAAGATTAGTCCAGATGATAGAGGATATTAAGTCTGGGGATAAGAGACCCTTAAAATACGTTAGAGAGGCTCAGAAGTGGGTTAGAAAAGAGAGGGACGCTAGTAAGACTGCTAAAGAGATTGTAAAATTGTATAAGTCTATTCTACTTGATGAGGTACAAGAGCAGTTAATGTAGTTATGTTATAATTATATAGAAGAAAGAGGGGGTTTAGGGGTTATTAATTAACAACTAAATCAGATGACGTTCCTACAATTACAGACAGAAGTTTCAGATTTGCTTAATATGACGATTGACGCTACAAGCACTGTTACACTAACCCAAACAAAGAG